GACTCATCATTCGACCAACAAGTCGAAGAGTGGATTGATGCTGTTGGTCTGTACATGGATGGCGTGACAAAGCGACAACTAATTGCAGATGAAGACGAGACTCAGTGGAAGTATGATGGAGTAGGCAAGTACGATCTAGTGATTGATGACTTCTATTCTATCAGTGAAATCCGAAAGTTTACAGCAATCGATGATGCAACTGGAGAAGACTTGACATCGACAGTCTACGTCTATCCAGCAAACACTACTCCGAAATGGAGAATTGAAGCAACAAGCGTTTTCAACGAAGGAAATCAAAACATTCAGGTGACCGGTCGGCGAGGAGTATTCCCAGCTGATGAAATCCCATCTGATCTGACGCAAGCTGCTACTGTGTTAGTAGCAGGTATTGTAAACTTTGCAAACCAATCTGAAGGAGAAATTAGAAGTGAGTCTATCGGTCGATGGACAGTCACGTACGATACAAGTCGTCAAAGTAGCGACTACGATCGTGCAATGGGAACACTTCAGTACTATAAACGAATGGCGTAATATGGGAATGATAGATAGAAAATACAACCAGTCAGCAACGACTGCTAGAGAAACTCTGGTTGCAGGAAGCGACATCAAGAAAGAGTACACATCGTATTTACCAGCTTTCCCTTGTCATGTACAGCCGCTAGAGGCTTCATTGTCAATGGACTTACCAGGAGGAATCGGTAAAAACTGGCTGATGTTTTGTCCTGTCCTTGACATTAAAGAAGGAGACAAAATCGTAGTAGGGGCAACTGAGTATCGGGCAGCCGGAGTAGAAACTTACGACTTTAGTCGAAACCCGCACTGTGAAGTAGTAATTCGAACATTCAAGAACTAACATGGACTTCACAATTGATTTACACAACAGCAAACAACTAAAGCGCATCTTTCAAAAGGCGCCTGCGTTGGCACGTAAAGAGTACACTAAGTCTCTAGAGCGAATTGCTTTGTTTGTGACTCAAGAGGCACAGCATAACGCACCAGTCGGTAAGTATGAAGGAGGTGGTAACCTTAGACAAAGTATTAGATATCGTCCACATGGAAACAACGCATATCTTGTGACAGTAAATGCAAACTACGGACGTCATGTTGAATTCGGTACAAAGCCCCACGTCATTCTTCCTAAGACGAAATCGTACTTGGCCTTTAAAGTCAATGGACAATGGGTAAGAACAAAGCGAGTCAACCACCCGGGTACACGCGCGCAACCATTCTTTGGACCTGCTGTACAAGAAGCAAACAAATACGCTGGTAGAGAAATGGACAAAGCAATGGACAGAGTTATTAGAGGCATGTAAGAAAATGATTATGCATCGACGTACAGCAGAAACAGAAGCAAAATATCAAGAGATATTGAAAAGCGTAGATGGACTAGTTGCTCACTTTGCAGATAGACCAGCAATTAAGGAATACAAATATTGGAAGATTGTAGCTAACTCATTCCCATACGACAATCTAGCTGTCAGGCATCATATGCTAGTACCGAAGAGAGTAGCTGCAAACACGATGGAATTAGAAGATGAGGAAGTAGATGAATTGATGCTACTGAAATCTATTTTAGATTATGAAATCATATGGGAGAATCTAGGTAATGCTAGAAGTGTTGGAGGTCACTATCACCTTCACTTAATGGACTTAATTAAAGACAAACATGGAAACAATTAACACCTTCAACGAGCTTCGACAAGCAGTCTTGGACGTTATCACGGCGGACGAAACTACAATTCAAGAAGCGTATTTCGAAGAGCGATCTGAATTTGATGGCTCTCCTGCTGCTGTAGTCGGAGTATCTCAGAACGATGCTTTGTACAATTCACAACATCTGGACCGCATGACATTCGTTTTCCAGGTTCGAATTTACATTCCGATTAACGTAAATGAAGACATTCATGACGTAGAGATAAGAATGGGTAAGGCGTACTGGGAAACACTTCGTTTGTTTAAAGCGCGTGATGTGCTCGGTACTGCTGCTGACTTTGTAGAGCCTATCCCGTCTATCTGGGGATTCGAGGAACGAGGCGAGGGAGTCTTCCGTTTCTGTGAAATCAACATCCGATGTGCTAAATTCCTATCTAACCAGCCCGCTTAAAAGATGTTATAATAGTATATACAAGCAAGCGTGACTGTTTAGATACAGGCGGTGCCCCTTCTATAGGTGCGCCGCTTTTGTTTGTTAAGAACACAATATTATGAAAAAAGATTACGACAACAAAATGCTGAAAACCGACGTAGCAGAAACTGCTCCTGTCGAAGAACGTACAGCAAAGGTTCAGAAGACGTTCCACTTTGCAGCAGATGGCTTTACGACCAAAGCTGCTGACTTAAAGGAGGCGACTGAAAAACTAAACGATTATAAGAAACGAGCTAACACTAAAGAATAAATATGGCTTACTTAATGGGAGAAGGGGTTCAGCTCGGAATCGGTGCTGAATCAACTAGAGGAACGGCAGTGACACCTGCTATCTGGGTTCCAGCACGTTCACCGTCTGGAATTAAAGCAATTATAGAGAAGACACTAATCCGAGAAACCGCGGGTACTGGTGTAATGACTAAAGACTCGGAAATCGTGCATAGTCGAGCAGAAGGTGATTTAGAATTTAACGTTCGAAACACTTCAATCGGTTACATGCTAGAAAGTCTTATGGGAGCAACAACTCCGGTAACGACAGACGGAGCAACAGTCCACACATTCACGCTTGACGGAACGCAAGCTCAGCGTCCATCTCTAACTCTCGGACTACACCAACCGGGACATCAAGACTACGCGTACAACATGGGAATCGTAAACACCCTTGAACTTAGTACGCCGATTGATGACTTGGTGACAGCGACCGCAAGCTTCATCGCTCAAGGTGAAGCATCAGTGAGTGACTATACTCCAGCGTTCGCATCGGATGACAACTACTTCCGAAACCACGACGTAACATTCAAACTTGCAGCAAACGTTGCAGGATTGGCAGCCGCAACACCTATTTGTCTAAAGGAATCATCATTGACTATCGCAACTAACACACGGCCAAACCTATGTGTTTCAAACGTTGGTCCAAATGACATTCTTTCACTTATCTCTGAAATCACTGGTTCATTCTCAGTTGATTATGAAGGAGAAGGAAATCACGACATCTACACAGGTGGACAATACCAAGCAATCGAAATCAAAATGATTCGAGATGACTTGCCTGTTCTAGGAACATCTGCGGAATACCCAGAAGTTACTATCACAATGCCGAAAGTATCATTCGAAGATTGGTCACCAGACCGACCATTGGATGACATTGTAACTGAAGCAATCAACTACAATGCACACTACGACGTTGATGAAGGATACGCTATCCAAGCAGTCGTGAAGAACGAACAAGCTACTTACTAATCTAGTTAAAACAAACAAACATGGAAAGAGAAACAACAAAAATCATTACTCCCGTTAAAGCAGTAGAAGTAGAACTCTACACTTATATCACTGGACGAGAAGCTGAGGCAATCCAAGCACCGCTTCTAAAAGCGATGAAGATTCGACCAGACTCTCGTGGCAAGGATATGGAAATGAGTGAACTTGACACTGATAAGATTCAAGAATCAAATCATGCTGCATTAAAGGCGGTAGTGAAGACAGTAGGCGGTAAGACTGAAGATGTAGTGAATACCCTTCTCGACATGCCTTCGCAAGACTACGACTTTGTAGTCGAAGCTGTAGACGGTGTTACGAAAAAAAAATAGATAACACTGACGTAGTCGTTATCTGTAGAGAAATGGGTTGGGACTATTATACATATCAGTCTCAGCCCACTTTCTTTATCAACAGCGTTCGGGAGATACTAGTAGCTGAACAAGAAGAACGTATCAAACAACATAAAGAATTAGAAAGAGTAAACCATCATGGGCGGTAATCAAGAAAAAAAATTATCCCTGGTCGTAGATTTAGTCAACAAGACCGAGAAGAAATTCAAGAAAGTATACTCGGACCTTGAAGAAGTAGAAAAGCGAACAGAGAATACAAGACGTGCAATGAGAGAAGTCGGTGCCGTGGGTGCTGTCGCTTTAGCTGCGTTAGCCTACGGAGCCAAGTCTGCTATTAAGGAAGCTAGTAACTTGGAGGAATCCATTAACGCGGTGAACGTTGTATTCGGCGAAGGTGCTGATAAGATTCATGACTTCGGTAAGACTACTGCTACTTCTATCGGTCTTGCTACCAGTGAATTCAACCAAATGTCAACATTGACTGGTGCTTTGTTGAAGGACGTAGGATTGCCAATGGATGAAGTAGCTGGCTTGACTACCGACCTTGCTCAACGAGCAGCTGACATGGCTTCAGTTTTCAACACGGACGTAAAAGATGCGATGGAGGCAGTTAACCAAGCTATTCGTGGAGAAACTGAAGGTATTCGACGATATGCTGGTAACGTTACAGTTGCTGAACTTGAGATTGAGGCTCTTGCTCAAGGAATCAACAAGTCGGTAACTGCAATGACGGAACAGGAAAAACGATTGCTTCGAGTTTCTGTTATCATGAAGCAAACCGAAGTGACAGCAGGTGACTTCGCAAATACATCTGACTCTCTTGCTAACCGTCAACGTATCCTAGCAGCACAATTCCAGAACATGTCTGCTAAACTCGGAACGCAATTGATTCCGTTAGTTGAAAAGCTATACAACGCAGTAGCACCTCTAGTAACACAGTTTGCAGATTGGATTGAAAAGAATCCAACACTTGCAAAGAACATTGTGCTAGTAGCTATCGGTGTTGCCGCTCTGCTTACGTCAGTCGGCTTGCTCAGCTTCGCATACGGTCGGTTGGCTCTAATGTACGGTACTGTCGGCAAGCTCATGAAAGCAACAATCACATTGTTGAAATTTGAAGTGACTTGGACAAAGGCAGCATCAGCGGCTACTTTACTATACACAAAATCTAAGAAGATCGCAACCGCCGCATTTGCTCTATTCAACGTTGCAGTAGGGACAGGAACAAAGGCACTGAAACTATTCCGGATAATTCTTATGTCTACTGGGATTGGTGCTATCATAGTTCTACTCGGATTCATAGTTGCTAAGTTCTTCGAACTATCAGATACTGTTGGAGGAGTAGGTAACGCAATCAAACTCTTCTGGGCTGAATTCAAAGTAAACACTCTTGAAGGAATCGAAGCGTTCATCACAGGCATCGCTAAATTGCTTAATGCACTTCCAGGAGTAGACAACGCACTTGGCGATACTATAGAGACCATTGGATGGTTGAAAGATGCAGCACAAGAGGACGCAGATGCCGTAGCAATGGCAATTGCTGAAACGGGTATGGCTGCACAAGATACAGCGTTAGAAATTGATGATGCTGCTTTCGATGTGAATGCAGCATTTGCCGGCATGGAAGGTGCAGCTGGAGACATGGCTGAAGGAGCAGGAGACTACATGAAGCAACTGTCTGAAACAGTCGGTGCAATTCGTGATGAAATCAAGGAGACATATGACGACATGGCATCCGCCACCGCTGACTTCCAGAAGTCTATCGGACAAGAGCAAATGTCTTATGAAGAAGATGTAGTAAATGCAACAGCCGCAGCCTACGAAAAGAAAAAGGAGCTAGAACGTGAATTGAAACAAGTTCGAAGAGAAGACGATCCGAGTCGAGAAGAAATCAAGCGTCTAGAGAACCAGATCGACGAACAAACTGATATCATTGAATCTTACAAGGACACACAACTTGAACTTGAAGATGAAATTGCAGAACGTCGAAAGTATCTACGTGCAGATGAAATTGAACAATTGACGATGGTTCACGAGAAGAAACTGAAGATGCTACAAAAGGAGTATCTGGAAGACCAAGTGAAACAGCTTCAAAAGCTACTCCGACTAAAGCAAGAAGAAGCATTCGTAATTGCATCTCTTGATGCACAAACTCGAGCAGCTGTTGAAGCGGAATTGACTAAAGCACAATCACACCGAGACACGCTTGCTTCTCAGAAAGAAGGACTCGGCACATGGATTGAAGAGTCAACTTCAATGTACGAAAACTATGTAAGACGAATCAACCGCGCACTCAGTGACATCGAAGGGAGTGGAAACGTTAGAGTATCGTTCAGTAGCAAGGGTTCTCTATCAGGTAGAGCATCAGGTGGGCCAGTACAACCCGGACGACAATTCATGGTTGGTGAAAAAGGTCCTGAACTTTTCGTTCCTGGACAGGGAGGTATTGTCCATAAGGCAGGATCGACGGGTGGGTCAGTCGTGAACGTGTACTTCACGGGTAATCATTTCACAGACGAAAAGTACGCAGAAGAAATCAAGAAGAAAATTGTACAAGACTTCAGACGAACAACTAAACTTTCAATTGGATAATGGCATTAGCAATATCAATCACGGTGGGAGGAGTAGAACGGTCAAATTCCGTTCTCTTTGACAGTGTACGAAAGATTGATAATTTGAATAGCGAAGTAGACACAATGGACTTCAATGTTCCATTCCCTAACGCACAAGGATGGAGACCTTCTGTAAACGATGAAGTTATTTTGACAGTTGATGGCACACGAGAGTTCGGTGGCGTTCTTGTAGAAGTAAAGAAACAAATGCTTGGACACAGTTCAGCATCTTACCAAGTCAAATGTAAAGACTATTCTCACTTCTTGGACAAACTTCTAGTAGGAGAACGATACGAAGGTGAATCAGTACAAGACTTCCTGCGGAACATTCTTCAGAAGTATGCTCCCACTTTCAATGGTGACAATATCGGAGGTGCCGCATTGCTTCCTGATGTAGTGACATTCGACTCTATTCCAGTGACTCAATGTTTCTCGGATATGGCACGTCGATACAATTACGTTTGGTATGTTGACTATAATAGGAATGTCTACTTCTTAAACAAGAACGATGAAGATGCACCGTTTGACTTGACAGATGCTGGAAACAATCACATCTTTGAGTCATTAACATTCGAACAAGACTTTACTCAAATTCGAAACAGAGTAAGAATCGTAGGTGGTGAAGCAGAGTCTAACGAGAGAACAGAAACTCATTCAGGTACAGGCACTAAAGAAGAATTTGCATTGGCGTACAAGTATGCTGCACTTCCGTTAGTGTTAGTAGATAGTTCACCGCTGAATGTGGGTATTGACGGCATCAACGATGATGCTACTTTCGATGCGATGTGGAACTTCCAAGAAAAGTATCTCCGATTCACTGCTGGTAACATTCCTGTAGTCGGAACAGACAACGTGGAAGTCACAGGAATTCCCTTACTTCCGTTGAACGTTGTTGTATCAGACGGATTCTCTATTGCAGAATACGGTGTGTACGAGTATAAAAAGAAAGAAGGTCGATTGACTACACGGGAAGACGCACTACTCTTCGCAGAGGCGGAATTAGAAGCATACAAAGACCCTCTTATCGAAGGTGAATTTGAAACTAACAAGCCGGGTCTACGAGCAGGACAAACAATCAGTGTGAACTCTAACTTGCTGGACATCAATGAGTCATTCATCATTACCAGCGTTTCTATGTCTTTAGAGTCTAGAGATAGCGCATTGTTCTCAGTAAGTCTTGGATCTACTAAGACTATCTCATTGACAAAGATTCTACAAGAACTATTCATTGAAAGAGTAAAC